CGGTTTACTTAGCGGCGGATCTAAAAAAATTTAACGCCGGAATGACTCAGGCTCAAGGCGGTTTAAAAGGTTTAGCGGGATCCCTTAAAAACATGCTCGGCCCTGCCCTTATCGGTGCAGGTCTCGCGGCCGGTGCGCTTGCCGTGAAACTAGCATCCGACGGAGTGAAAGCCGCGCTCGAAGATGAAGAGGCCGTCCGTAGACTTTCCACCACTCTGGACAACCTTGGATTAGCGCACGACCAGCCAGAAATAGAAAAGTTTATTTACGGTCTTGAACGGTCCCTTGGCGTGGCAGATACCGAACTCCGACCCGCCTACGACCGTTTGGTGCGGGCACTCGGTGACACGGGTAAAGCACAAGACGCCTTAAGCCTCGCCCTAGACGTGTCTGCCGGATCCGGTAAAAGCCTCGAAGCCGTAACCGACGCGATGGGTAAAGCCTACGAAGGAAACATAGCGGGCCTGTCCCGCCTCGGTGCCGGTATCGACGCCGCAACAATCAAAACCGGCGACATGCAAGTAATCACTCAAGTACTGTCTGACACGTTTAGCGGGCAGGCCACAGCATCCGCCGACACGTTACAGGGCCGCATGAGAGTATTAAAAACAGCGACGGACAACCTAGCGGAATCATTCGGTAAAGGCTTACTCACCGGGCTTACGGACGCCACTGAGGGTACTAGCGACATGGTTAAATCCATGGAGAAACTAGAACCTGCACTCGAAGACTTAGGCGAAACCGTTGCCGACGTCGTCGCCTCGCTCGCGATGCTCTACGACGGTTTCATGTTCCTTAGGGACATCGAGAAGAAAGTCAAGACGGAGACCGGGTTACTCGGTGACGCGTTCAGTTTCGTTAGTGACACGATTAACCCGTTTAGTCGCGTAATGAACGCACTCGCTCAAGCGACAGAGGAAACGGGCGACGCTGCTTTAATAAGCGCCGACAAATTAATTGTTTTTGCTAACGCAGCCAAGAAAACCGCCGACGGCCTCCCCTACTTCCTCGGCGGCCTGAGGGAAGTAGAAAAGGCCACAAACGAGCAAACCGCCGCAAACGTCAAAGCGACCGACGGCGTACTGACCCTTGCCGAACGTCAAGCGGCATACGAAAAGATATTAGAGGGAACCGAAGACACAATACGAAACTACGGGGGCTCGACCGGATCCGCGACCGTCGAAGTAGAAAAACTAACGAAGTTTCAGAAGTTCCTAGAAAAAAGCACCGAAGACGTCGGCAAGGCAATTGCCTCGACTGAGGCATTACTCAGCACTCAAATACAGAGTTTTAAGGACGCTAAAAACGCCGTAGCCGACTACGCCCTAACAATGCAGGGGAATCTACTATCCGGTATTGACCTGGGCTCAGCCTTTACGGATCAATTCGATGAAGAAGGCAACAAAACAGGTGTGGCCCTGGTGGATGCTTTTAACGCTCAAATAGCGGAGGCCGAATGGTTTGGCAACGTCCTCGAAGGGTTACAAAACTCTAAGGTAGATCAGCGGCTTATTGATTACATGGCGGGATTGGGCCCGGAAGTTGGTGGGGCACTCGGTCAAGAGATGTTAGGCGATAAAGGCTTATTGGGCACAATTAACGAAAAGTTTGTAAACATTCAAGACAAAACGAAAGAGCTTGCACTCGGTTTAGTGCCTGACTTTATGAACGCCGGTGTCGAGCAGGCCGCCGCGATGGTCGTCGGGCTTGCCAACCAACTCGACTACGAACGCGAAACCCTAAAAAAATTGGGTAAGAATATGGCTAAACCAGTCGGTGCAGCGTTCAAAACCCAACTCGCTAGTGACGTGGCCGCAGCGGTTCGTAACGTCGAAGCGGCAGCCACAGCGGCCCGAGCCGAGAAAGTAGCGGACGCAACAGCCGCCCAACAACTAATAACCGATCAACAGGTCGCCCGGGCTATCGCCAACGTGATCCGCAACTCGGACGCCCGTAGTGGCGCCGTCGTGACCCCGGTGCTCACATGACACTTGAAATCACTCTGGCCGGGTCGGTGATCGACCTGGACTTATTTGAGTTTAACGTCACGGTAGCCCACGGTCGCTCAGATGTGACCTCGAGCCCGACGGCCTCGAACACGCAAATTGTGCTACGGGGCGACACGGGCCCGCTACTGGAACTAGCCGACACGGTGGCAATATCCTTCGATGGTGTCGATAGGTTCACCGGTGCGATTAGTGACCTGAACGTGTCATTCATTAGTACGGGCACCCCGACCGCGATCACGACGATTACCGCAATGGGGAATCTAGCCAAACTCGGTTATACGGATGTCGGGGCCTCGGGTTACATTGAACAAACAGCACGGCAACGGGTCGAGGGAATCCTTGACGCCACTGGACTCGACTACCTCAACGCAGGCGACCCCGATATTACCCTCTACGCGATCCTCGAAGCCGACGCGCAACCCTCTACCGCACTCGACGCCCTCGGTCGTATCGCTCAAGGAACGGGGGCCACGTACTACGACGACCCGACGGGCCGAATCATATTTGAGGACTACGGGAACCGGGGCTCGACAACATTCGCCGGGATATGGGCTAACCAGGTCGGCACCTGGTCGGAGGCCGAAGGCACATGGGCAGACTACCCGCTATTCCCACTCAGTTTTAACCTCGAAGCGCCAGGGGTTATCTTCGCCCCGACGTGGTCTAAGACTTTGACGCCCCTGATTAACGACGTCACAGTGACCTACGGGCCGGATCTGTCAGTGACCCAAACGGATAGCGCGTCGATTACTCAATACGGGCGCCGTGAGTACCGGCTCGACACGGACATTAAAACGATAGGCGACGCGACGACTCGGGCCGCGGGGATCATGACCGCGCAAGCGAACGGGCTTTGGAACCTCGGCCAAATATCGGTGCTCGTAGACCAACTTGATGCCGACGACACGACCGCACTACTCGAGCTCGTATCCGGCAGCCTAGTAACCTTGACGGGCCTGCCGGCTTCGGGCCCGTATTCGTCCTACATTGGTATCGTCGAGGGATGGACAGACTCCTACAACAACGGCCAACACGTCCTAACATTATCCATCAGCGACCCTAGATTCTCCTATCAGACGCTAACATGGGGAGAAGTAACAGCAGACTTAACGTGGAGCGCCGTGGACGCAGACGCGGCATGGTTCGAAATAGTGTCCAACGATTCATTAGTAGGAGCGTGAAAAATGGCGACAACAGCAGCAGGCACACCATATGTAGAGGCGTCGGATCTTGTAGCGGGTTATCCGGCCGTGAGTCTGTCCCTCGCGAACCATATTGATGGACTCGACGGCGGGAAAGTGTTACAAGTAGTGTCTGTCACTAAAGTGGATGCGTTCACAACCACTAGCACATCTTTCACTGACGTAACTGGGCTAGCCGCTAGTATCACGCCTTCGGCTACTGACAGCACGATCCTTGTCCTAGCAAAAATAGCAGTAAACCCAAGGGGAGCCGCAGTGGGTTATATTCAACTGTTGCGCGGGGCAACTGTTATCGGCGGCGGGACAGCGGCGGGGAGCAGACCCTCGGCTATGAGCACGTTTTATACCAGAGACACAATCGCATCAACTGACCTCGGAGTAAACTTCGTTGATTCACCCGCGAGTGTCGCTAGTCAAACCTACAAAATACAGGCAAGAGTTAGCGGATTCACCCTTGGCATTAACACGTCATTGGAAGACAACAATGATGCTGTTCGATCCCGAACGTCAAGCACGATTACATTGATGGAGATAGGCGCATGACCGATATAGCATTTGCCCTTACTCATTCACACCCAAAATCGGAATGGAACTTGGACGGTGACGACTACACCGGTTTAACGTGGCTATCTGACACACCTAAACCGACAGAGCAAGAGATAGACGCCGCCTACCCGCTAGCCGTCAAAGCCCTAGCCGATAAGGAAAAAGCCCGACTCAAAGCATTAAGCGACGCCCGAGACTTCGCCCTATCCCTCGGGTTCACCGAGGCTATGCTCGCAGTCATGTACCCACAATTGGAAGGCGCATAATGTCCGAAATAGATCAAGAACTACACATTGACACGCCGGCCGAGCCGGTTAAGAAGAAGCCAACATCATCGAAGCACCCTAAAGTGGCTACCGAAACTGAACGCGCACGGGCTATTGTCCGAGCCAAACTTAAAGGGTAGAACCGTGGACTTTGGGGACATTGTCGGACTTATAGCCACATCATTAGCCGCGCTCGCAATCATGGGAACTGGCCTAGTGTGGCTCATCCGCAACGTCGTACGGGATGAGATCAAAAAAGCGACCCTCACAATACAACCGGGCTTCCGTAACGGTGGCGAATCATTGGCCGACGTTGCCGCGAAAGTCGACCGGATCTCCGAGAAGTTAGGACTCTGATATGAAGCATTGGCTCGCAACAACGTGGGAGGGCTCGATCGTCAAAATAGCGGGAGGCGCGGCCTTAGGTGCGTTATTGTCGTGGCTCGCAACAGCCGACGTGCACCCGCTAATCGTCGCAATATCAGCGGCAGTAATCCCCGTAATTATCAACGCACTCAATGGCGACGATTCAAGATATGGGAGGCTAGATAATGGCGAGACTCTGTAAAGGTGGCGTAACCCTACGGGATCAAGTGAACCGAAAGTGGCGTAAACGCGACAAACGCTCCGACGGCTGGATCGGTGACGCTGCACACGCCTCAAGGGCATCCGACCACAATCCGAACAAAGCCGGTGTAGTCCATGCGATAGATATAGACGAAAATATGGGGAAAGGCCGGAACCGTAACGGGCGAACCGCCAAACGACTCGCCAACCAATTACTTGATTACGCGGCCAGCGGTCTCCCCGGTGCTAAAAGACTTAAATATGTGGTGTATGAAGGCCGCATAAGTAGCGGAACCTACCGGCGGACGTGGTGGAAGTGGCGCGGATCCGGGTACGGGCATGAAGCACACATCCACGTGTCTTTTACGAGTTACGCCGACCGCGACGGCACCGTGTTTCCCTTGCCGATCCTGACACGCTCACCAATCACTAAAGCCCGCTGGCGCCGTGATCTCTCAAAAGCACGTAAACGCAACAAATAACGGCTAGGCTCGACGTCTATCGAAGGGGAACACATGACATACATTCGACCAGGGGAAGCCGCCGAAATGCTCGGCGTATCTAGGGACGCAATCCGCAGATATTCGGACGCGGGCCGCATTGACGCCATCGTCACACCCGGCGGCCACCGTCGGATCGACCGCGAATCTGTAGACGCCTACATAACCAGGCGCACTCGAATATCTAGCACGGTGACGATCCTCGAGCACAAATGATTACCGAATTGCTCATGTGCGCGGCCTTACTGACGGCCCCGGCGTGTGCAGCGACCTCGATGGAGGCGAAAGACTGGAAGGGTCACGAACCTAGCCTCTACACGGGGCAGCATTACCACCATAAATGGGCAAAGGTTCGTAAGTGCATTATGCACAGGGAGTCCCGATCTAACTATAGGGCTCGAGGCACCGTATCTAGTGCAAGTGGCGCGTATCAATTCTTGGACAGTCAATGGCGAATCAGCCTCACCTACATGATGATCAGGGAGAGTCGATCGACGGCCGACGGCCTGATCTCAGAGATTAAGGCACTACGGCAGCACCCGATACAGGAATGGAACCGCTACTGGCAAGACCGGGCTTTTTACACGGCATGGGATAATGGAAGGGGCGCGGATCATTGGAACCAGACACGCCACGGGTGCTAAACGCCTCCTACTACCTATTCGAGCTCGATCACCTCGACGCGCCTGGTCAAGTCTTTATCGTTATCCGCGACGGTAAACCAACCCTTGCATACCGGCGATTCACCCGTGACCGCTGGTCACCCGAGATCATGCCCAACACGCCGGAATCCTAAAAGCCCTTGACACGGCACCTACGGCTGACCAAACTAAGGCCACAGACATTCCAGCGGAGGGGAAGCCGCGTACCTCTGGCACATAAGTTCAGAGGATGTCTAAGGCGGGGCTACTTTCTAGTGGGTAGCCTCGCCAACACACTAGCCACTAGCAAAAAAGGGGAACAAATGAACGAAGCACTATTCGACTCGATTGGTGATATTCAACTCGACCGGCCAGGCCATAATTGCACCGGCCAACTCTGCACATATTGTGAGCGCTTCGACCGGCAAGACGTTGAAGTCCTAGCGGAGATAGATAAATCTTGGAGAATACAGGCCACTATCTTTCGTAAATCGTTGGCTATAGGTGGCCTATTCAGCGCCGACCTACTTATCGAGGCCATCGGCCTACCTGACGGTCACCCGAACCAGATCGGGGCATTGTTCAGGTCATGGGCGTCAATGGGTGTCATTACCTCCATGGGTAACTACGTCGTGAGCACACGGGAATCCAACAACGGGCGCTCTATCCGCATGTGGAAACGTACAGCGTGAGCCCGGCACTGGTCGGGCTCGCTTGCCTACTCGCTGGCCTTGTGATCGGTCTCGCGTGGGGTTATGTAGGTGGTAATCATGGGTGACTACCTGGAGGGCTACGTCCAAGCCTTAACCAATGTCCTGGACGATATTGAGGTCGAGAAATGCGAAACCGTCTCCGATGTCAGGCGCATGATTAGGCAGATGCTCGACGATACGGACAGCGAATGACCTACAAATTAGGGGAAGAATGTAGCCGTGATCACTACGATAACGGATATAACAACGCCTTAGGTGATGTTATCGAAGAAGTAGAAGCATTACTGCTCGTAGATCACGAAGATATTAAGGTGACTGAGCGACGTATACCGATCCATTTGGTTATTGAGTGCATTCAAAAATTGGAAATCTTATGACATACAACCTTGATGGTTATGTGGACGTACCGACCCGAATCAAACTATTTATAGCCCGACACCCTGAGGGATCTCTCCAAATGGACCCGCCTCAATTCGTCGAGGTCGAGGGCAAACAATGGGTTATCGGGCGCGCTCACGCATACCGCACACCCGACGACCAACGCCCTGGCATTGGTACAGCGTGGGAAATCGTACCCGGGACAACTAACTTCACTCGAGGGTCAGAATTGCAAAATCTTGAGACGAGTTCTTGGGGCCGGGCGATCGGGGCCCTAGGCATTGGCATAGACGCATCTATAGCGACGCTAGACGAGATACAACACGCTAAAGAGCGAGGCAAGGTCATGCGAACCACTGAGGCGCTATCTGATGACCCTTGGATCACAGAAGAACCAGCACCACAATATGACGGTGCAGTACCCGGCAAAGGCTCCAGCATGTACCCATTGACGGGCCCGCAACTCAAAGCAATACACGCCATACTGGCTAAACGTGACATACGTGACGACCTGGACAAACTCGCCAACGTCAACGCCTGGCTAACCGGGCTCAACAAAACAGCCGTAACCAGCATCACTGAGATGAACAAGACGGACGCATCCGGTTACATTGATCACCTGCAAAAGGGTGTGCCTTGATGACTGTCGAAGCGTGTCATGCCCATGCGCTCGGATCTCCAATGGGTAGACGATTAACCAGCATGCCGGAGGAAATAGCACTGGTTTCGTGTAGGACAGGGCAACACGCCCGACCACGTAGGTAGGGTGAGTAATACCAAAAACCAACCACCACAGAGGCGCGGTCTTGAGCATCAAGATCGAGGACGCGCCGATCCACACTAGACCAAAGGACACAACATGACACAACCACACGAACTAACCGGCTTCACACCATGGCCAGACCGAGCACCATACGAAGCACATTGCTCACTCAAAGGATGCGGATGCGATCACATCAACTGCTACAAAGGCTGGATCGACAACACTGCCGGAACATGGCCATGCTTGTACTGCAGAGACAACCTAACCGGACGCCTCATGAGGGCAGACCAGGCTAGGGCCAAGGGCTACCCCCAAGCGTCCATCTCCCGAATACTCATGGACACAACAAGATGAGCACCGGCCACCAGACCCCCGCCTACACCAGATGGAAGAAACAAGTACTCGCACAATGCGAACCAATCTGCATCAGATGCGGATACGACGTAGACATGACACTCAGCGGACGCGACCCAATGGGCCCAAGCGCAGACCACGAACCACCCATGAGTCTCACGGGAGACATAGCACCCGGCCTAGACGGCAGCGGCATATCACACATGAGTTGCAACAGAAGTCACGGCGCACGACTCGGCGCAGCAATCACAGCCGCAAAAAAAAATCCAACAAATAAAAAACCAGCACGACCCAACCCATTTTCCAAACCCTCGACGATCAAC